TTTCGTTTCCCACCGAACCAATTCAACTACCTAACCAACCACCATGAATCCAAATTCCAGCTCCCAAAACCAAACGCTCCTCGACGGCATCTGCCGCCGGGGCGTCCTCGTCGCCACCTCAAGGAGGCCGGGACGCAGGTCGTCGCCTGTTATAATTACACCGGCACTCCAAAAGCATGAGCGAGCAAGACGCCCGCATCACCTTGGCCAACGGGCAATTCTCCTCATGCCTGCCGCGCATCCGCCGCTTGCTCGACGTGCCGGTCCCCCATCTCGATGACGATGGCAAGCTCGTCTAACCCGCCATGCCCAACTCACACGCAACGGTTAATTCCGCCATCATCGCCCAGACCGCGCTCAACACGCTCCAGGCGAAGTTCCCGCTCCTTGGACAAATCGCCACCGACTTTTCCTCGGCGAGCGTGAAGTTCAACCAGGACATCGTCACCCACATCGTCACGCCCACCGTGGCCAAGGATTTCGTGCCCGCCACGGGTTACGTCCCGGATGATCAGGCACAGGTCGATGTGAGCGTGAAAATCAACAAGCACGCCTACGCGGGCTACGCAATCACCGACGTCGAACGCTCCACCAGCGAGATCGACCTCAACCAACGCTACGCCGACAAGGTGGCCTACGCGCTGGGTCGCAAGGTAAGTGACGACCTGATGGCACTCATCATCAATGCCAACTTCACCAACAAGACGGAAATCGCTGCCGCCGCCTTCGGACGCAACGCCGTGGTGGACATCAGCACCAAGCTCAACAAGCGCTTCATCCCGGACATGGGCCGCTTCATGTTCGTCAATTCCGACTACTACAACGCCCTGCAAAAGGACGAGGCTCTTTACAAAGCCTACATCACCCCGGCTGCGGGCAACGTGGTGGTCACCGGAATGCTGCCCGACGTGAACGGCTTCACCGTGATCGAATACTCGGCACTCCCGGAAAACGGCGAGCGTCTGGTGGGCTTCGCAGGCATCCGCGAAGGTCTCATCATGGCCGCCCGCGTGCCGGATGTTCCCGCCAACACCGGCGACACAGTGATCCGCGTCGTCACCGACCCACGCACCGGTCTCTCGATCCAAGTGCGTGATCGCTACGACGGCCGCCTCGGCAAGCAGGAAGTGAGCTTCACGCTCATGTATGGCTTCGCCACGGGCAACAAGCCGGTCATGGAGCGCATCACCCGTCCGGTGTAAGCCAATTTGGGATGGTGGAGTTCATGGGACGCCCTCTCTGGGAAACCGGAGGGGGTGTTTCATTTTGACAGGGAGGCATGGGCATGAGCCTCGAATCGGAAATCCTCGGCGACCTTCACCACCTTCTATCAGAGCATGGTGTCCAGGCACGGTGGAAATCCATCAACCTGCTTGTGCTTGTGAGCCGCGTGCGCAACGACCAGCAGATCGACATGGGTGGTTTCGTGGAATCGCCGGAACTCAGCCTGCGCGTGCCGAAGCGGGCATTCCCAACCGCCGTGCCAAAATTCGGCGAGCGCATCGAGGTGGGCGGCACCGAATACCGGATCACCAAGGTTGGCAACCATCCGCGATCACCTCTGCTCACACTTACCCTCAGTTCCACCGATGAGTGATGTTCGCTTCACCGCCAAGCTCAAGGGGGCGTCTGACGTGGCCCGCCTACTCAATCGCTACCCCGAAAAGGTGGGGCGAACGCTGCTGTCCCTGGTGAAGCAGGAAGCGCGTGGCCTATCTGTGGAACTCGCTCGCAACACCCGTCCGTTCGGGTTCTCGGAAAAGGCGAGAAAGACGGGGGAAGATGCCGTGGCTAAGGATATCAGCGGCGTGTTTGCCCTGCCATCCGATGCCTTCGCGGAAATCCGCAAGTCCGATCCGGCGGCGGCAGACCGTTTCTGGTCAAATGTCCAGAACCGGCGCTTCTCACGAGCCGAAAACAATCTTCGCCAAACCAGTTCCGGTTGGAAGGACCTCTCTGTCGGTCGCCTCGACCCAAAGCTCCACCAATGGGGGCAACTGGGAGCGGCGAAGCCAAAGCAGATCGTCACCAGCGCCAAGGCCCGCGACACTTACATCGCCCGCATCCAGAAGCGGGTCGGCTTTGCCAAAGGGTCGTGGATCAACGCGGGCAAAGCGATTGGCGGGCGGGTTCGTGGAGCGGCGCAATGGGCGACAAGGCACAAGCAGGCACCCGGATCAGCGACGATTAAAACCGGCGACAAGCCGGCCGTCATGCTGGTCAATAACCTCGACTACATCGAAGACGTGAGCACCTACAAGGGCATCCAGCTCGCGCTTCAAGTGGCGCAAGGCCGTCTCCGCAAGGCGCTGTCCACGTCGCTGAGGAAGATCAATGACCGGACGAACCGGAACATGCGTCGAACGGGTTGACGAACCTCCACGGGCAAGATGCCCAACCTGATCGAAGACCGCCTTTCTTCACTCCTGGCCGAGTGGATTGTCACCAACCGCCCCGAGGATCTACCAGAGACGATTCCCGTTCACGTCGCCCGCCGCGATGAAGTTCGCACCCGCCCGTGCGTGGTTCTCAACACCTCAGAAGCGAAGCCGATCCCAGGCATGCCGCACACCGCCCGCGTGAAGCTCGACGTGCATCTCTTTTCCCAGGTGGATGACACGCCTGCGGAAACCCACGCCGCATGGGCGGGCAAGATGGTGACATTGCTCCACGGCAAGGCAGAGATTCAGTCGGCTTTGGATTCCGCCACCTTCGTTCTTCATGATCTGATCGAGCGGGAGAGCGCCACCACACCTGATGAGTCCCGAGGCCGTGAAACCGTGTTATCATACGAGGCGGTCGTGTCGGCGATCTGACTCCGGTTGACACGCCGCACGCGGTCAAATGGCCGCGACTTTCCTTGGCACCACCGGCAACTGGGGCATCCCCCAGGATGAATCCGGCATCATCATCACCGACCTTTCGTTCGACTACTCCAACCAGGAAAAGGTCGTTCTCGACAAGGGAGGCGAAATCATCGGCCTCGCACTCTATCAGGAGAAGGCTGAAATCAAGCTATCTGGTCTGGTGAAGAAAACCGGTCCATTCACCGGCAAAATCGGCGCGGCTCTCGCACTCACCAACGCGGTCCCTGCCCACATGCAGGCCAGCGGCGGCACTACGATCATCAAGCAGATCAGTCGCTCCCTCAACAACGAGGACTTCGAGAAAATCGACATCACCGCCACCAACTACCCGCTGGTGGTTTCCGGTGGTGGTGGCGCGTGAACCAACCATTTCCCAAACGAGATACCGATATGAACGCCATCACCCACATTTCATCCACGGCCACCAGCAACACCTGCCTCGCCGCCGCATTGACGGCAGTTGGCATTCCGCTTGCCGAGAAGCCGTTCGTCCGCGTTGTCGGCGACGGCATTCGAGGCGAACGCACCGTTTGGTTCTTCGACCCGCAAAGTCCGGACGGCAAGTTTCAGACCAAGGAACTCATCGAGGCGTGGAACGATGACGCTTGGCACCTCGCCAACCCGGAGCATCCGTTTGCCTACATTAAATGCGCCCTGCTTAACCGCCAGCGTCTCGTGGACAAGGTGAAGCAAGACGTGCCTCTCGCTTGCGTGAAACGCCGGGGCAAAATCGCCTTCATCCCGCTCGATGCTTCGCCGCGCACCGAAGATCTGTTCCTCCGCTACCTCTGAGATCCCATGAACGACATCGACCGTCAGACTCTTCTATCAACCGCCTTCCACGAGGTGGAAACCATCGTCGCCGGATATGCCATGCGGCCCCTGTCCCTCGCCAGCTACGACGTGCTGCTCCGCACCGGCAACCCGCTGGTCAAGGGGGAGATGCCCCAAGACGGCACCCCCGAGTTCACTTCGGCCATCATGGGTTTCGTCTTCACCCATTGCGCCCCGTGGCCGGAAGTCGTGCGTGCATCGTTCAACGACCAGGGATTCCGTGAATCGGCCCTGATCTTCTGTGGCGGCCTAACCCCAGCCGATTTCCAAACCGCATTCAAGCGACTCGAAGAACAGAGCCGGGAACTGGAGGCGGCACAGGTCGAAACCATGGGGGACATCGGCGGAAAAAAGCCCCTCCGTGCGACGAACCAGGTTTCATAGCGGCTCAGGTGTTCGCCCTTGCCGCCGAGACCGGTTGGCCCGAGGAACGGATTCTGTTCATGCCGTTGGCACGGTTGGCGCAGTATCAGCACTGCCTACTGCGGCGGAATGGGGTGCAGACGAATTGGAGCCAATCCACTACTACCGGATTGGATCTAGGAGACCAACTTGCGTTGCTTCGCCTTCAATGGAGCGAGTCGGTTGACGCTGATTCTGAATCATGAGTGCGCTGACAGTCACCCTTGGAGCCGACATCACCGCATTGAGGCGGTCCATGGCGAGCGCCACCCAGCTCGTCTCCGCATCCGCCAAGAAAATGGCGAGTCTCAGCGCTGCCGGACTGAAGATCGGACTCGGAGCCGCGCTGGCTGGCGGTGGCGTGGCACTGGCCGCAGGGATGAAGGCAGTCACCTCAGCCGCAGATTTCGAGCAAACGAAAGTGGCCTTCACGACCTTGATCGGTGACGCGGCCAAGGCGGAACAAACCCTCGCGCAACTCCGTGAACTCGGTGCCAAGACGCCATTCGAATTCCCTGAACTGGCAGATGCCGGCCGCAAGCTCATCGCCTTCGGTGAGGGTTCCGACACGGTTGCCGCGACTCTCGCCCGCATCGGCGACGTGTCGGCTGGCGTGCAGGCCCCGGTTAATGAGATTGCAGAACTCTACGGCAAGGCGCGGGTCCAGGGGCGACTCTTCGCCGAGGACATCAACCAGCTCACCGGCCGGGGGATTCCGATCATCGGCGAACTGGCGAAGCAATTCGGTGTCTCGGATTCGCAGGTGAAGAAACTCGTCGAGACCGGCCAGGTAGGATTTCCCGCCATCGAGCAGGCATTCATCAACATGACCTCCCAAGGCGGCAAGTTCGCGGGCATGATGGAGGCGCAGAGCAAGACGACCAACGGCCTGTTCTCTACTCTCAAGGACACGATCAACGAAGTGTTCCTCACCCTCGGCACGCCGATCAACGATGCGATTCGCCCCATGGTTGAACAGGCCATCGCCCTTGCCCAGAAACTCGCTCCGCTTGCGGCGGAGGCAGGGAACAAAATCCGTGACGCCTTGCAATACGTCATCACCGTTTTCAAGAGCGGCCAGTTCATCAATCTCGTCGGGTCATCGTTAAAACTTGGTTTTGCGATGAGCGTGAATTTCCTGTGGGCCACACTTCGCGGCACCATCGCCGCCGCTGGTCAATACATCGTCGAAATCTTCAAAATCGCCGTCACCTACTTCCAGATCCTCACCACCGCTGACTTCTGGAAGGGCATGGGCAACGCCCTAATCGGGATTTTTCTCAGCGCTATCGGTTTCCTTCAGAAGGGACTCGCCGAAGCGCTGGAAATCGCCCGTCCTCTCGCCGAGTTGTTTGGGAAAGGTGACGCCATCAACTCAGCCCAAGGGGCCTTGCGTGAATCGGCGGGCGTGCTAGATGCCGAGGCGGCAGGACGTTACAGTGACGCTGGCGACCAGCTTGGGCCGCTTGCCGAAAAGGTCGGACTCAGGTTGAAGGAGGCGGGTGAAAACATCTCCGCCCGCTTCGGCGACGCATTCTCCAACACTGCCGAGGTCATCGACACAACCGGCCTGCGGGAGAGCATGAACACCGTCATTGGAACCATCAGGGAGGCAATCCCAAAGCCAGAGGAGGTGAAGCAGGCAGCGACTGCGGTGGCGATGACTGCGGCGGTCACCACACCAACAGCGGCCAAACAATCTTCCACGCTCGACCCAATCGTTACCTCACTCGGCAAAGTCGGCGGCGGCGGATACTCGTCCGGCACCCTCGATGCCCAGCGTGAGAACAACAAACTCACCAGCGAAACGAACCGCATCCTCCGCGACATGAGCGAGCGGATGAAACCAGGCACCGGCAAGTTCGTCCCTGCATTCGGTTGACGCCAAGTCCCGGCCAAGATGCCGAGACACGTTTCCATTCAACCAGGCCAACTCTACCCGCAGCCGGATTACAGCCTCAGCGTGGACCGCGAAGGCAAGTGGACGGCCAGCCAAGTATTCCTCTGCCACCGCAATTCGATCACCAAGCTGATGCCGCGCCCGGGCACGCCCCACCCGGAGATCCCATTTATCAGCGTGGACAATGCCACCGCGCAGGTCAGCGAGGGCGACATCGCCCAGATCACCTGCAACTACGCGGGCACCGACAACACCACCAACGATGCAAACAAGACCAGCTACACGCTCGGGCTTTCGCTCTCGGAAGAACCGCTGCTTTCCCACAAGAAGTTCCGCGATCTTGAAGCGGACGAAGTAGAGGCGTTGCAAGGGATCATTAGTGGCAAAGACAAGGATTCGGCTGGCTCGTCCTACAAGGACAAGGTGACGAGCGCACTCGGCAAGAAGGCACTCGAAAAAATCCAGCGCGGCCAGACCTCCTACTATTCCCCAAAAGTCACTTGGCGGCAAGCCACCGTTAGGAAGGCGTCAGCGGCATCCTCCGATGTGCGGAAAATCGGCAAGATCGACGAACCTGACGGCAGGCAGCCCGCCCTATCAGACGGTCGCAACTGGCTCTACAACGGCGTGACCCAAACCCAGGAAGGCGGATCCTACCGCATCGAACGTGAGTGGATCGCCAGCGACCGGGGCGGATGGGACGAGGACATTTACGACTGACCGCCATGCGCCTGCCACCGAAAAAACGCCCCGGCAATCCGATCCTCGCCAGCGACTGGAACACGCTTATCGAGGCACTTGAAGCACGCACGCCACGAACCGGATCAGGCATGGAACTGGTTTCATCGTCAGGCGGATTCACCTACCGGGTGCGCAATTCGGCGGGGTCGGATGAAAGAGCCACCTGCGGAAATCTGCGGGTATTCTCGAAGTTGCCCGAGGGACAGACGACACCGCACCTGTTTGTTGGCGTCGGACAAGTTGGCAATGTGATCATCAGCGAGGACAAGGATCTCGGCCTGATCGAGTCCAACAAAGGGAAGCTGGTTCTCGCAAAGGTGACTCTCAACGGCACGGATGGCACCTACGAGGCGGAAATCGTTTCATTGGCCGACGCACCGCAATCAACCGACACCGTGGTGCATTTCCTATTGGGCGCGGTGAGCGATGAGGGAGCGGTTTCCCAAACCGCCTGCGGACCTGTCTCGGTCACCGTCTGCCGCAACTGGTATGCGGGCGAGGCACCCTATTTCGGCATGTCCGTTTCATGACCTATGGACAAACCCAACCACGCCTGCGACTGCTGCCAACAACCACCGTGCGAGGCACCCGTGCTGGAGTGTGTTTCCTCGGAAGGATCGTGCAATATTGATCCGTGCGGCTACTGGGACCCCGACACCGAGACAACATACACGAAAAAAGTGGTCACTACCACCCTCGGGACGCAGACCGAGTATGTCGTCAGCAGGAACGAAGACGGGGGATGTGTTTTCACCGAGACGTGTTCTGGGTCATCGACCGAAACCTATACATTGACATCGACTCCGCAGGGCGATCCGCCGCCGGATTGTTCGGGATACAGCGCTTATATCAATCTGGCGATCACCAGCACATGGACTGGCGTTTGGGTCTATGACGAGCATGGAACCATATCGGGCGAGGAGTGCTCAGTGGTTTACTCCGGAAGTGGAACATCCACCGCATCCAATGACAGCGGCAGTTATTCCAATTCCGCGACGGTCAACGCCGACGGCTCGGTGGAGTGGGATGGCGGATACTCGGAACCGTGCGCGAAAGCGATTCTGTATCACAGCAACATCTACGGCGGCTACTGGGAGTGCGTCGATGTGACGGAGGAAACGACCTACTCGCCACCATTAGTCGATGAGGAAACGACTTACTCCGACCCCTATGTGGGAGACTGCGATGTAGAGCTACCAGACTATCCCGCGTGGCCCAACGAAACGGCGACTCCGCACGTTTCCGGCCAAGGGTCGAGCTGCCAAGCGGCCAACACCAAGACCCGGAATACTTATGGGGACATCATCAGCATCTCGCAAAGTAAACTCAAATACCGACTGAAATTCAAACCACCCGGCACTTGCTACCTGAAAGTTTGGTTTAGAAAAACCACCGTCAACCATGGAGATTCCACAGCTGTCCCACCTGTTGCGGGGTCCACGACTTACGATGATTCCGTAATCTA